ATCGTGCGTGATATTGTGGAAGTTTATTAAATATCGCCTACCTTACGATGAAGGGAGTTCTCCACCGTAAAGCCCTCTGGGTAACGGGCTTTCAGCTTGTCAATGTTCATCTGCATGACCGTATCAATGTCCGTACCCAGTGCGTCACACGCTTCCGCAATCATCCAGAGACAATCTCCCAGTTCCTTTTCCATGTGTTCAAGGTTCACTTCATGTCCCTGGTACTTCTTCTGTAAGATACCTGCAACTTCTCCCGCTTCGCTGTTCAGACCGAACACTGCATGATACAGACGGTCAGCCTTGCAATCGTAGGGAATGCTGCAAGTTCTAATGGCTAATGCCTGGTATTCCTTGCCTGTCATATCAATCTACCTCTTTCCATTCTTCTTTTGACTTTGGAGATTCATCATTCATACATCCGTGCGCTGCTGCAATGGCAATTACTGCAAGAAGAATCATTCCGCAGATACCGCCCAGAATAAAAGCCAGGATGATAAGTACTACTGTCAGCATAGGCTACCTCCTTAGTCACTGTGAGTGACCTTGAACCCGTATTGCGGCAGGAAGTTGATTTCATAATGGTATTTATCTACGCCAGAACCCGAAATATCTTCAACCACATAAAGGGTATAGTCATTCAGATATACAAAATGCTTCTGATAAACACCGTCACCAACTTCACAAATAATTTCCAGTTCATTTGTGCTGTTATTGCTCAGAGAAAACGTACCTTCAAGCTGTAGCAGGATGGTATCGGTTCTGGCATTGATAACCGTCAGTCTACGAGTTACATTGAAGTTGTCAGCTTCTTTACCGATATTGTAGGAAACCATATCGGACTCCCTACTACAGCCTGCCAGCAGGCAGGCTCCCATAACCAGGGCTAAAATTACTGCAATGAATTTCTTCATGTTGTCCTCCTTATTCCTCAGTAATGCAGGTATTGGTGAGTTTGCCATACACATCCTCATAGAGTTCCTGCTTATCGCCATTGTAGGTGTACTCAGCATAAATGCCGTCCCCGCTGATAGTGGTGGAAGCAAGGCACTTATAATTCTGCAAGGTCTTACAAGCCCATACCACAAAGACGTTGCTCAAGTCGATTTCCACTCCCGGCTTGTTCTTGTGATACCAGTCAACCAGTTTCTTTTTACAAACGCTCTCAAAATGAGCCATGCCAGTAATAATCATTTCTGGTTCCTCCTTAAATCTTGAAAATTCGTGCCGCCATCATGTCAGCGGTATGAGTCCACAGGACGTTCGGGTACTTCTCAATGGATTTTCCGTACTTATCCCAGTTCTCTTTGTCATCAAAGGCTCCCATGTGCCAACGGATACAAGCCATTTCCTCATCTGTGAGGTCAACAATCTTCTGTACCAGAATTACGGACTTGTCACCGTGTCCCGGAAGAAGAATGTCGGGGTTGTAGCTGTATGTGCCATCCGGGTTGTGAATGTACGAATCACACTTACAGAGGTCATGGAGCATACCCACAATGTAGGGGCTTGCCTTGCGCCTCCAGTGCAAACCCATTCGCTTTGTCAGAGACAGCAGAGAGGTGGTAACCGTAAAGCTATGGTCAAACAGACCGCCCTCATAGTTCCCGTGGTACTTCGTAGAAGCAGGAGCCGTAAAGAATCCCATTGCCATCAACTGATTTTTCAGATAGAACACATCTGTACTGGACAGCCCACTTCCCATCAGCTTCTCAAACGCCTTGACACGCTTATCTCGTTCGCTCATAATCTTCAATCCTTTCATTCAACTTTATAGAATATAGACCATTGGAGAGTTCAAAGCTACACTTCTCCCTCTCCGCAGGTCATTTAATTAACCCAGAATGCTGTCCAGGTCGAACTTCTTACCGCTTGCCTTTTCAGCAGGTGCAGCAGCCGGGGCAGTAGCCGCAGGCTTGCTTTCCTTCTTCGGGGCAGGGGCTTCCGCTTCGTCAAAACCATCCGCAGGCTCCTTATCACCCAGGCGAACGAACTTGAGCATTTTGCCCGGAGTCTTGTTGGACTCAACCTCTTCGTGGTCTACCTCACAGCGGATATAGTGACCAACAAGTTCCTCATGGTCAATCTCCGTCAGAGTGTAGTCATTCAGTGCAGTCTTTGCGAAGTAACTGAAAGCATTCAGACCTCCCTGGTTCGGCTCACCGTCTGCATTCAGCAGAGAGAAACGTTCCGTGTGCTTCTGACCCGAAGCAAGCTGCATAACAATCTCCATCTTGCCGAAGTCCTCTTTGTACTTGACCTCAACAATCTTAAAAACGTGGGTTCCCTTCGGAATAAGAGTGAAACCATCACTCAGTCCAATCTTTGCCATTTTAAGTATCCTCCTTATAAGGTGTTTAATATATCCAGAGATTTCTTCTTGAGAGAATCAATGCTCTGAGTACCTGGTGTGTAAATCTGCTTGAACAGGTGTTCCAGAACTGTAACCACGATGGAGTTTCCTGCCATCTTGTAAATCTGTGTTTTGGAGATACCATTCATTGCAAGCAGTTCATAGTCTGAGTCTGAAAAACCCATTAACCGAAAATATTCTTTCGGAGTCAGTTTGCGGTATCTACCGTTTGTCAGTACTTTCACCTCACGTCCCCCCCCCACTAACCGTTTTCAGTGTAGGGGCAAGACCTTCTGGCGAATAGATACGGTTCATCTGGTCATTGCCGTAGTGATTCAAATCTGCTGCTTGAATTATCTTCATGGGCAAATCACCACCTTCGGGTCTTTATAGTCCCTTGACAGTAAGGTTGGACACGTCCCCCCCCCTGTCTGCGATATGACCGGGATGATTGCTGTCATGTCTTATGACGCTCTGGGTCTTTTCCTCAGATAAATAGAACTCTGCCGGGACTTCCTCATCTAAGAGGTCACCCATACACATCTCAAGCGGAATAACAGGAGGGAATCGGAAAGAGTGGTCATCCACGTCCTTACGGATGGAAACAATGAATACTCTCTCTCTCTCCCTTGCGGCACACCGTAGTCTGCGCTGTTGAGAACCTGCCAGTAGCAGTTATAACCTGCATTATCCAGGCTTTCCAGTACGATAGTGAATATAGAACTCATGCTCTTACTGGTAAGATTCTTTACGTTTTCAGCAATAGCCACTTTTGGTTTGCAATGTTCGATGATACGCAATGCGTCAAAGAACAATCCGCTTCGGGTTTTAGTACCGTCCTCATTGACGAACCCACGCTTGTTTCCTGCAATGGAAATGTCCTGGCAAGGAAAACCGTATGTAAGTAGGTCAATATCGGTTGGCAGAGCCTTTTCGTCCACTTTGGTAATATCCCCCAGATTCATGCTTTCGGGAACATGGTGCAGAAGAGAATAGGCTTTACTGGCGTATTTATCTACTTCGCAGTAAGCAAGCAGTTCATAGGGAATACCCAGATTATCCAGTGCTTTCTCAAACGCTCCAATTCCGCTAAAAAGACTGAGGTATCTTATCATGCGGACTCCTTTCTGGCTTTCGGAGTAAAGCGGTACTGCGGTTCGGGTGTGCCATGATACTTCTCAATATCAATGCCGTCCTCCTGCATTTTCGCCATATCGTAGCCAGGGTCTTTCATGGTCTTAGAGGTAACCCAGTCGAAGGAAGCACCGCTGATAGTAACGGTCTTATCGCCCTCCTTGAACTGGCTGATAGCTTCCTTCTTGAGCATATCGGTAATCGTTTTATACCTCTTCTCATCGTCAGCTACAGTACCCTTGACCTCATCAATGTGTTTCTTCAACTGCTCTGCTTCGGCAACCAGAGCAGCAATGTCAGTGTCCGGGGATAGGTTGTTATCACGCAGGACTTTCAGAATGTCTGCGTCCGCTTTCTCATCGAACTTCGGAGAAACGCCGCCCTCAACGTGGGTTTTCCACCACTTTTCAACCTTCTTGACGGTCTTTTTCAGTTCGGGATAACGCTCAGACAGCTTGAAGGGACGAACGATGGTGTTCTCAGTGCTACACTGATATGCGTCCGGGTTCTCATAGTCCTTGTCACCCAGGAAGCTACACACCATAATCACGTCATCTACACCCAGAAGGTACGCATAAAGCGCAGCCTGTAAAGCGTAGTACTCTGGGACATCCTCAACCCAATCCTCTGACCTCTTCGTGGTTTTCATCTCAAGAACCGTAGTAGGCTTACCGTCCTTGTCAACCAGAAGATAGTCCCACATACCACCGAAGATAGGACTGTCTTTGAAGAAGTCACCCCAGGTTTTCTGGAAGTAGTCAGCCCCGTACACATCCGTAGGTGTGATGAGGTTTGTCATAAAATAGGACTTCTTCATAAACTCAGCCTGCTTAGGCTCAATCGTCTTACCTGCAACGGTATAGATTGTATCCTCAAACGGCTCTTCGTAGGTTCTGGTGATTGCACACCAGGCATTGAACGGGGTTGTCCACTTGTTCAGTCCCATAATCGCCGCAAAGCGTGTACCCGTAATCTTCTTAGGACGCTTCGGCGGGGTGATAGTAATGGTCTTATCATCATTCCACTTCATTTTTCTTACCTCCTATGAACAGAAATCGTGTATCCACTTCCACGGACAACGCCGTGGTCACAGGGTTTTCATCGGCTTTTACCAGGTCACTCAAGTCAAACCCAAGACTCTTGAGATATTCCATTGCCAGTTTTGCATTCTTCATGTTGCTTACATTGGCAATCACATTTCTGTAGTTATCTGTGATACCCTTAATCATTTCATTCTTTCGGGCTTTGATACCCTTTCTGATTTCCGTTCTTCCGTCCTCAAACTCTTTAAGCAAACAGGAACGGATTTCAGCTTGAGAACTCATATTTGCCAGTTTGTAAGAGATAGAACCGTAGTAACCACAGAGGGTATCAACCCCCGGATATTCCGCTTTCACCTTCTCTTTGAAGGATTCAGTCAGACTGTAAGCCTGCTGCATAAGAGCAGCAATACTGGTTGCCGTATCTTCCAGACCGATTCTCTCATTTCTCTCTGCATAGTAAGTGTTGAGAGCCTTTTCACTCTGGGTTTCTACTTCGGCTAATGCCTTTTCGCTCTGCGACTCCAACCACTTAATGATTTGTCGTTTTGTCATTCTTCGCTTCCTCCAACTCAACGGCTTTGTTCAGATACCAGATTGCTTTCTGCAAATCTTCCATGCCGTTTTTCTTTTTGTGCCTGTAGACATACTTGAGAGCGTTGCACACGCAGAAGTTCTGCGTGGCTTCTACTCCCTGGGTTTCCACCATAACGTCAATGCACTCAAACTTCCCGGTTTCATAATGAGCGGGATGGTTTACATTGTCAGCCATGACTCAGCCCTCCTTACTCACCGTAGGCGGCAATCATCTCACCAAGGTTCTGAATAAGCTGCTCACACGCTGCACGGGTGACGTTGGTGAAGCCATTGGTTTTCATGGCAATCTGCTGAACAAACTCTTCCTGGTCGGAATCCTTGTCCATCAGAGTCTTGCAGGCTTCCTTGAGTGCCTTAATCTGCAACTCATCAGCCTGTCCATCAGTACCCGTCATTTCCTTCTTCGCTTCCTCACGCTCCTTCGGAGTGGCAGGTGCAGCGGACTTCTTTTTCTTCTCCTTCTTAGCCGTTTCCGGGTTCGGAGCAGGAATCTCTTCTTCCTCTGCCTGGTCATCAGAACCAAGGTTTGCGTCAATGTCATCGGGTTCAGTAATGTCCAGAACCGCCATCCAGAGGTAACGGCGCAGGTAGGTAATGGAAGAGCCAAGAGCCTGCATGGGGTTGGTAACTTCCTTACCTGCATTGCTCACAATCGGCTTCACCTCACGGTACGGAACACGGAACTGCATAGGTGCTTCCTCAATGTTGTCCACATTGTAGACCTTCATCACAGCACCCTCATCCGTGAAATCAATCTCCGTGGTAAGACCCACACGGGCGAAGATACGGGTTGCCGGGGGTACAATGTCCTCCAATTCAAAGTACTTGAACTCAAGGTGCATATTCTTACCCGACTTCTGCACCTTCTGATTCAGAAAGTACAGTCTTGCTTTCGCCAACTTCTGGCGCACGTTCATTGCTTCATAAATATTAGCCATTGCTAATGCCCTCCTTATCTTTACTGAACTTCGTACCAATCATCTGCAAGCATATCTGTCTGACTTGCAAGCCAACCAACGCAGAAACGGTCATCAGCGGTTTTCATAACGATGGACGGGGATACCAGGTCACCTTCAAGGTCTTTCACGCAAGAAAGGTCAGCGTCCGTGGTAATATCCATGCTGTGTGCCAGGAAGAGGAACATACCCTTGCCGTTCCAGTTCTTACGGGCTACCTTCTTGCCCTTCTTGAGAGCCGCAATCGCCCATCCGAAGTTACGCAGCTTCTTCATCTCACCCGCAGGTTCGTTGACGTTCTTCGGCTCATCCTCATGTACGATTTCCCAGTCATCACGGGTGACCCAAATCATGTCACGGGGGAAGAGTGCAATAGTCGGAAGTTCCTTACCTTCCTCAAAATGATTGATGAGTTCGCCATCCTGGTTCATGTACCAGTAGGCTTTCTCCCACTTAGGTAACTTAATCTTCTTGCCTGCCTTGAGTGCCTTTTCAGCTTCACTGAATTTCATAATCTTAGTCCTCCTTACCGAACAGAATCTCTTTTACTTTGGTTGCGAACAGAATACCCGTCATCGGAATGAGCAGCTTGCCCATACCTTCAATATTCGGGTCATTAACCTGTTCGTGAATTGCCTGCTTCACTGCTTCATCGAACTCAACCTTGCCAATTTTTTTTTTCTTCCATTGTCTTATCCTCCTTAATCGAATAATGCTAAAGATTTCTTTTTCAAGGAATTGATTCTCCTTGTATTCTTCCGGGGTGGTTTCACACCCAGGAACTCACGGATATTCTTCTGTGCCAGTTTCAGATACCAGTTACGGTCTACCACATCAATAGCCAACTCATTGTTGTTGTCTACCATGCAGTGAACTGGCAGACTGGGTACTTTTGCGTCCTTGCCTGTTACAGCGTGGGTCTTGTAGATGGTTCCATATCGTCTGTCTGCCGTAGCGTACACTCTGTTCACTTTCTGTACGGGAACCTTATCTTCACCCACCATCTGATAACACCCGGAATATTTACCTCCAACCTTTGCAATCACCTGGAAGTCCAGGATATTCTTACTTGCCATTATCGTTTCTTCTGGGTCTACACCCTTTACAAAGTAATCCTGGATTGCCCGTGCGACTATAACCGCATTGTTGTTGATATTCCATGCGCCACCACTCATGTTCTCCCAGGCAGGGAGTCCCATTTTGGTGAAGTCAATGTTTGCATTGGTCAGAATACCTCTTACCAGTGCGCCGCCCTTGACTTTCGGCTTGCCGTCACCCACGGGAACCTCAACGTAGTTGTTTACATCTCGCTGCACAATTTTCTGAATGAAATCCTCTTCCAGTTCAAACCCGGTTCTGTCCTGCCATTCCTGGGTGATTTCCTGCCATTTTGCTTCATCGGAGTTGTCGAAACTCACCATGATACCATCCGTGTTAAGCTGAATGATTTTCAGAGTCGGACACTCACTGACCAAGTGCATTGACAGTTCCAGTAGGAGAAGCTGTCCTGTGATACAAACTGAACGTCCCATCAGAGGGTCATACAGGTCATTGAAAGCCACGCCATCTTTACCGTTAAGCATGGTTCCGTAGGTTGTGTTCAGTACCAGTTTCAGAGCGTTTGCTGTGACCTTATCCCCGGCTTTCTTCGCCTGTACTCTCTCTTCCAAGGTATCTACATACACCTGCGGGGAAGGAATATTGCGACTACAGAAGCCGTATTTCTGTCCCTTTGAGAGAGGAATGGTCATCAAGTGTGGGTAATAACTTGCCACATCCTTGTTTCGGATTGACCTGCCCTCAGTAGCTTCTTCCACATAAGTAGGAATTGCACCGTGGATACCTCCGTAGGCTATCGTGCATTTGCACTCACCAATGGAAAAGTCCAGGGCGGCTCCCTTGTGCTTCACACCCTGTTCATCGTAGCCACCAAACAGAAGGTAGTTCGGAATGTTCGGGTCATGCAGCTTGTCAAAGAAGTCAAACACTTCCTGCGGAATGTACTGCCGAAGCAGCTTGTCCGGGTACTGATAATCTCTTTCGTCTGTCCATGGCTTCTCTGGTTTCTGGGCTTGCAGGTACACGCTTGTCAGTTTGGCATTGGTCATATACATAGCCTGCCTGTCTGTCAGACCACGCTTCCTGCCTACAGCCGCTTTGTTGTCCAGATAACCTTGCCGCAACTTGAAAAGAATCTCTGTTGCGTCTACATCGTACTTACAGTAGTAAGTAGTCTGTGCCTTTTCTGATTCAGAGAGAACATGGTCAACATTGAAATCAACCTCTGTTTCCTCAATCGGGATACCCAGGTGGGCTTCAATCCCTTTAAGGGATACACCGTCCTGGCAATCATCCTTGAGGTCAAAGCTGTCAAAATAGACCCGGTACTCTCTCAGAGCGGGAATGTCCCACCCGTTTAATTCGTGAACGATGATGAGGTCATTTATCTCCTTCACCTGTTCCGGGGTGAACCCACACATAACTGCCTTGAGTATGTGGTTATCGTAGTGCTTGTTGTTGAAGCCGCCCAGATACGGGTTGCGCTCCATGAAAGCCAGAACTTCATCATTGTCATTCCAGATAACCGTGTACTCTCCCGTGGCTACTTCTTTGAACACAAACAGCCAGTCATGGGCAAATACCTCACAGTCGAATATGTAGGTTCCCTCAACCATCGTCACACCGCCCTTCTTCCAGAGCCTTTTGTACCTGCAAGATTTCTTGTCTTGCCTGTACGCAGCGGCGAATCATTGACGCTTTGGAGTGTTCGGGAGGAATTATGCCCCACTTGTCGGGTGTGGCTCCCATGCTCTCTTCCACGCCGTCCAGAAGAAGTTGAGCAGTAGTGAAGTGGTTCTTCATACTCTTCGTCATCTTCATCTTCGTAGTCCTCCAAGTCATACCACCAGTTATTTGCCCAGGAGAACAGTGCCAGGTATGCAGTACAAAGGACATTGATGAAAAGCATTGTCATCCCGTAGACTTCATCATCCAGAGCGCAGGCAGTGAACAGCCACGTTATGCCCACGATATATCCGATTGTTTTCAGAACTTTATTCTTCATGTCAATCTCCTATAAATTCGCACCCGCACTTCCTGTAACTGGTGCAGCGTTGTTTGAAAGATTTCTGCAATGACCGTATGCAGTCAACATAGTCATAAGCTATTGGCTGCTCCTTACCATCAAAGGTTCGGGCGATACGTCCTACGCTCTGAACTATCACCGCATAATCTTTCTGAGGGGTTGTTAGGTATAATCTGTCCAGTCTGGGAATGTCCAGACCTTCTTTTGCCAGGGAATATGTTGCAAACAGATACCGTTTCTTGCCAGTTCTCATATCCTCAATAGCCTGTTCCCGTTCAGCTTTCTGCTTCTTACTGGTCATCTTTCCATCTATCACCGCTGCTTGCGCCCTTAGTTTCAAAGGTAACTGCTCATACAGGCATTTAAGATGGTCAACCCTTTCTGATAGAATCAGATTGAAATGCTCACGGTTCTCAACCAGGTCATCAAGAATAATCTTGTTTCGGCTCTCACATTCTGTGAGGTAGGTAATCATTTTGCAGTAGTTAATTGTGCCGTCACTGTTCAGATAAGCAGGACTCAGTTTCACGTCCGTACCTTTCGGCAGAACACTCACTGTCATAACCCTGGACTTCACTGCTTCGTCTGGAACAGTCCATACTACTTGACCCAACATTGCGTAGGTTGCTTTTATCATTCCGTCTGAACGATGGACGGTTGCTGACAGCCCGAACTTATGTCTGGCACACAGCGTATTCAGTACCTTTGAGAACTGGGTTACCGCTGTAGGTGTACCGCTTACTCTGTGACACTCATCCACAATCACGCAGTCCCACTCATCTCTATATTGGTCTAAGTCCAATTTGCACATGGTCTGGATTGTGGCGAAGGTCATAGCCTTACCGATATTAACCTTCCCTTCGGTTATCGTTCCCAGTAGTTCAGAATCAACATACTGTTCTGCACGGCTCTTGCTCTGCGTCAGCAGGTCTTTGGTGTGTGTCAGCCAGAGGGTTTTCACCCCTAACGCACACGCCAGGGCAATTCCCATCTGAGTCTTACCAGACCCGGCAGGGGATTGTAGAATGCCGTAGTGGTTTATCAGCATTGCCGCAACTGCTTCTTCCTGGTAGTCATACAGCGGAACCTTACCGCCGTAGTCAACCTTCTTCGGCTCTTTGAACAGCTTCTTTACATCTCCTTCCAAAAGCGGCAGGATTGCTCTCAGACACCCGAATGGGAGAATCAAGCTATTTCCGTTCACCTCATAGAGATAAAGCGTTCGTGGGGTATTCCCAAGCCACAAGTGCATTCGTGCTTTTTGCTGATACTCTGGGTTTGTCATTTCCAGATTCTCTTTGCACCACTTAATCAGTTCGGGTGAGGGGTCAAGGATTTTCAATCGGCTCCCGATTTCTATAAACATCCATTTCCTCCAACCACTCTTGAAAGGTCTTGTACTCTGGAAATTCTGACTCTGTAATGCTGCCCTGCCCGTAAAGCTGCCGCAGACATAACTCATCGAAATGAATCATATAAATCTGTCCGTCATTCAGCTTCATAGCGAAGTAGCAATGCTCATTGCCCTGGGCTTCCCACATGGTCATAGCTGCTTCCTGGTTCGGCTCAATCCGAGATAACGGGAAGCGGTTGTTGGAACATACCTTGCAGTCAATCAAGACTGCTATGTTGTCCCGAACCGCAAGCACGTCTGCGGGTTGTCCTACCTGGTTCTGTGCCAGATTGTGCGCCCAGAAACCTTGCTCTGCCAGAAGTTCACACAGTTCCTCTTCAAAGTGGTTTCCCATTGTTTTGTTCACTTGCTTCATAGGCTTCTGCTCCCACTGCACCTCACAAGGAGGTGCAGATTAACGATTCTTGATTTTGAAAGCGGGGCGAACGCCA